ACTGTCAGGACTATCAGGTGGATTCAAACTGGCGTTGGATTGATCCACAACCTGTTGCTCACGCAATGCTTGCAATCGTCCAACATTGCCGGGACTGCCACCAATCAACAGGGCTTGATATCCGTACGGTGTAATTACTTGTCGTGTGCCCAACAACAAATCATTGTCAAGTATAGCATTGCTGGCATCGCCATTGGTATCAAACACACTCATGACAATGCGTTCGACTACACCTAACTTCTTGACCTTGGCCGGACTTGACAACCAGATTGGTATACTAAATGTAAGTGTGGCTATGTCGATGGAATTTTCAGTTCCAACTGGTATAGTTCGGTTACTCCATTTTGTTGATTCAAGATTACACACAGTAAGACTAGTCCAGTCGATAAAACTGTCAGTGCTTTGTATCTCTAATGCAGGATTAAACAACACCAGTATCTGTTCCAAGATCTGCATCTTTTGATTGGTATTTGACGTCCATATGTCCAGGGCAATAGTCAACTTGTATGGCACCGGCATCAACCGCTCAATGGTAAATGCATTGCCCTGTGTGGTTTCATACGTGTCGGTGGCCTCGTCATAAGTGCGTTGGCGAACCCGCATGTTACTTACAAAGTTGGGCTCTTGCATTCTTGGACGATCGTAATCAAGTCCTGTGATATAAAATGTCATCAACGGTGTTGACGGCATATCATTGGCTGAGTTTTGCTGTATGATAGTTTGTGCTTGTCGACTGGCATCGCCATAGCGAACTGGCACACGCACTAGGGTATCGTTGATACCAGCTTGGTTTCTGCCATACTCAACGCTGAAGTTACTGAAAATTCTAGCAAACTGTAATAAGAATCTACGTATCTGTTCGTCGTAAAAGAATTGTGCCATTTATCGTCCTGGAGGTCTTGGATTGGGTGGTGTAATATTCCCGCCTTGGCTACCGTTGTCGGCCTGTGGCTTGAGTATTTGACTCAAACTTTGACGACTTGGAATGTTGCCTTGATCTGTGGTAGCAACAGTATATGTATTGTTAACAAAGCCGGCACGTTGAGTCAATGCGCCCGATGCCAAGTCAAGATCAGTGCGGACATTATCTTCAATCTTGACCCAACTTGCACCACTGAATCTAAACAGTCGATTGGGGAAATAATCTAAACGCAAGGCATAATCGCCGGCAACTGGATTGGGTGGAAAGCTCACACCCGGCGTCACTGGCAAGCCATTGGGTGCTTGCCCATCTCCAGTTAGGTAACCCATGACATAGCCAAAGCTCTTGGGTGTTGTACCTTCTCCAGTTGATGTGCTGTCCACAGTAGGATAAGTATCGTCAGCAGTGAGTCCGGCTCCTCCAGGTTGTCCGGCAGCAGTTGGTAATATATAGAATTTTGTAACGTCATAACCACTGAGTGGAACATCAGCCTGAGCCTGTACCAACAATGCATCATTGATTTCCAGATCTTTGGGTCTGGTACTCATTTGATCACCCACTGTAGTGGGTGTTGTTACTTCTTGCCAGTAATCAGTGTCGGTGATATCAGTTCCTGCTGGCACATTTTGTTGTGCAACATAATAGGTACCACCATTGTTAACTGTCTCGCCCGACGGATAAAAATTACCCGAATCCCAGATGTTTTCCGGCATAAATGGTTGGTCAATGATTTGGCTATACTCTTGAGCGTTGACCAACGGTGTGGCTTTGATACGCCACAGGTGTGGTAACCAAGTTTGGCTAAAGCCTTCACTGGCATAGTTGCCATCCTGTATCACATAATATCTAGGCAATGCATTAGGTATTGCACTATTCAATGGATGGTAGTCTTTTAAATTAGGAACTTCAATAACATCACCCACCATGAGTTTGCGTCCAAAAGTGTCAATCATGTTGTTGTAGTGAAATGTAATAAACAAGGTATCGTTGTTTAAAAATAGTCCAAATTGTGTCAGGTCAAAGTCAACGTCTTGTGTACGATAAACACCACGCATGATATACACGTCCGGGTCATAGGCTCGATCACGGTTTTCCAACAACAGCAAATCTTCAATAAACAACGGATTGGTAGTGTCGTAGGTTGGCAAGGTAGCGTCACCAGGATTGTTGGTCTGTTCTGGATCTACTATAGGCCCAAGATACTTGTGAATGTAGATGTCAATTCCGCCGACAGTAAACATCTCCTTGATGGTGCGATCAAAGAATCGATAATCGTTGGTTTTATTAGGGCGGTAAAGGCTCAGGCGTGGAATTTTAATTCTCCTATATCTAGTATTTAGCGGTTAGATTGACTAGTAATTCAAAAGCTCGTATAATTACAAATATGGACGAACTATTTCAACGCCTGGACCGTGCAGAACGAGCCATAGCCAATGTCAAAAATAAGGTGGCCCGTAAAGACCTGTTAAAAATGGTTCGTGCAATAGATCATGCTATTACAGCCGCAGATATGGAAAGTGTAGAATGCCGCAGATTGCGTCGAGAAACATCACACTATAAAGAGCTAGTGCAAAAAGTAAACAATTTACTTACCAACCTAGAACAGCATATAACCTTTGCCAATCTGCTTGGTTGACAAATGGGCAAATTTCACATATAATACATGTATGGCTAAAACAACTGAAATTAAACGATTAAATCCCAAAGGTGCAGATTCCAAATATCTTGGATCCGAACCCGAATGGAACACTCAACCAGCGGAAGAAAAAAGAGTCGGCTCAATGGCCAAGGCATTTCATTGGTATAACTACTACTACGGTAAAAAAGATGCCAAAGACATGTTGTGTCATTATTTAGAACACAATGGACGAACAAAAGACGCTCGAACAATGCGAGGTGTTCCAGACAGTCAAATTCGTCTGACACCGGCATGGGTGTGCCGTATGACCTTGATTGGACTAGAGTTAAAACCACACGAGCAAGAGAATATCAATGAGCAACTTGCTCAAATACTCACGTCAAAACAAGAAGCCAAAAAGGCACAGTCAGAAGTTGATGCTGACGCCGCAACAGCAAAACTGACAATTCAAGATCACCTACGTGAAAAAGTTTCAGAATGCTGTGGTGAACTCGAAGGCATGTTTGATGATTTTATTGATTCTGGCGCAAAAATGTCGGCTGATTTTAAACCACTGATGTTGATGCGTGGCATGAATATCAGCCCCAACATGATCAACACAGTTTCACGAGTTTGGGTATTGCGCCTAGACGAATTTAACGAAGTGCTAGACGGCAAAGACCCTCAGTTGGTCGAAGGTTATAGTCATCTCACAAAAATACAACTTCGTAATTGCGTAAAATTCTGCGAAACTGTGATCAACGACTGCAACAGTTATGTTCAACTGAAAAAAGTAGAACGCAAACCACGCATGGCTAAACCGGTTAGTCCTGAAAAGAAAGCGGCCAAGTTTAAGATTCAGGCAGAATTTGTTGAACTTAAACTTAAGAGTCTGCCAGCGGCACAACTGGTTGACAAGAGCGAAGCCTGGATTTATGATACTAAAAAGCGAAAACTTATCCATATTGTAGCGGATGAATATGCCAAGGTGTTTACCATTAAGAATAATTCTGTGATTGGTTTTAGCAAAATAGAAACAGTGCAAAAAACTCTGCGTAAACCGGCTGAAACTGTAAAGCTGCTAAGTGCCGCAGGCAAACCAGCTGCTCGTAAAATCTTCAAAGAACTTTCTACAACAGAAACAGCATGGAACGCCCGTGGAACTGACAACTTAGTAATTATTCGTAGTTGGTAACGTTTGATGACCAAATTCCCTCATGACAATTTATTTAATACTGAACGATTAACAACTGACAACATCGATTCACTGTCACCGCGAGCAAAAAAACTATACCAAGGTTGGTTACTTGACTTAAAAAAAGGTAAAACTTTTTTTGGATTAAACTGGAATTGGCCCAGTAATTTATTTGACTCGACCATCAACGGGTTCTATGATACTTATGTGTTTTCGTGGCACATTGAAAATTGGGATCATGCATGGCTAAAAAACTTCTGTGAAACCCACCCGGATAGTCAAATTGTTGTAATCAGTGAATTTCCTTTAGACAATAATAATTATCACAATTTTTATCGTAAAATTAAAAACTTAAAATGTTTGGTACACCACTGGTGGGACCATTTGATCGACGAAGTGTTGACCATTGATGATTCGCCGTATGTTCCTGTTATTACTCGAAAATACAAATTTAGTAGTCTAGCTAGTAAACCTTCATATTTTAAGGTGCTATTTACGGCTTACCTTATGACAACACATGATCTTCATGACACTATTATAAGTTGGAATGTCAATCCTACCCAGGAAATATGCCCTAGCCTACAATTCTTGGATGTGAATATATCATCCGTAGATGAAATAAAACCGTTAATTGAGTTTTATCATTCCACTTTAAAGAATCAACAGATTAAATTAGATAGTTTTACAGTTTCGTATTTGTCACTTTACGATTACAATATGCCAGCATACACTGATTGCCTGATCAATTCAACAAATGAAACATACGCTCAGTCATCAATTAATCGAAAAATATTTCCAGGTCCGTTTATTACTGAAAAAACTTGGAAACCGCTATTAGCTGGGTGCGGGCTACTGTCACAAGGTCAACAAGGTATCTATACTTACTTGGAAAATTTTGGATTTGTTTTTGATTATCCATGGGATCGCTCATACGACAACATATCCGGAGATATTGATAGATTTTTAAAATACCTCAAAACAGTTGATACTATTTTTGATTCAGATCATAACGAGCTAGCACAAAAGATATCGTATTCTTCAGAGCACAATTATAATCATATCAGGAGTAAAGATTTTAAGACTAGAATACAACAACTTAATCAGCAATATTTGTCTGAGTTTCTAAGTAATTATTGAATCTAAATTACACCCAGTGATCTGCTAAATACAGGGAACGGAGCTTCCCTACATGGCCTTAGAAAATCAAGCTAGTCTAGACACTTTAAAACAGAATCTTTTTGATTATGTGCGCCTGCAGTTGGGCGATCAGATCATTGACATTGAGCTGGATTCTGCCCACTACGAAGCCGCGTATCAACGCACAATTGGTGTATACCGTCAACGAGCACAAAACGCCTACGAAGAAAGCTACAGCTTTTTAGAGCTAGTGACCAATGTGAATATCTATGATATGCCACAAGAAGTTATCACTGTTCGTCAAATTTTTCGTAGAACATTTGGCGACAGCACAGGTCCGTTTGCCAGTAACTTTGATCCGTTTAGTCAGGCCAGCATGAACGTTTACCTAATGAACTTCAACGTAGCAGGTGGACTTGCAACCTATGATTTTTACAGTCAGTATGTGGAGTTGGCTGGACGTATGTTTGGCGCCTACATGAATTATACTTACAATCCTGTGACCAAAAAATTACAGTTGATCCGTGATCCCAAAGGCACCGGAGAAGCAGTGCTGATGTGGTGCTACAATCTTAAACCAGAATTTAATCTGCTGAGTGATTTCCAAATCTCGCAATGGATCCGTGACTACATGGTTGCAGCCTGTAAAATGATCATTGGTGAAGCACGTGAGAAATTTGGAACCATAGCAGGCCCACAAGGTGGCGGCACACTCAATGGTACTGCAATGAAAGCCGAATCACAAACCCAGATGGATGCCCTGCTGGAAGATCTACGTAGGTATGTAGATGGTAGCCAACCACTTACTTGGGTAATTGGTTAACATACACTAGACTTTATTCTAAAATCCTGCTATAATTATAGTATGGACTTAATGATTGACCTTGAAGGTCTGGGCACAGGGCCTGACACTACTATTTTAACTATAGCCGCCCAGGCGTTTGATCCGTTTGGTGCTGGTTACTATAACCAGCAATATTATGCTCGCATCACGCTAGAAAGTCAAGAAACCCGTAGTATACAACAAGGCACTATAGATTGGTGGGCAACTCAACCTGCGGCCGCACGTGACGAAGCATTCATGGAAGGTGGTCGAATTGACTTAGACCAGGCGTTGGATAGCCTAGGCAAATTGGTATGGCATGCCAAACGAGTATGGGCACAAGGGCCGACTTATGATATGAACATACTTGAACATGCGTATAAAAGTTATGGCAAACCTATTCCGTGGCAGTTCTACAATGTGCGTGATAGCCGAACTGTGTTTAGTTTATGGCCAGAGCTGCCCAAGCCACCGACAACACATCATGCGTTAGAAGATTGTCGTAGGCAAATTGATATGTTGCAACTAACTCTTAAACAATTAAATGTAAAGGCGTTATCATGAAAGTGTTGGTCAACGGATGCAGTCATTTGGCCGGTACTGAATTGGATGCTAAGGCTAAGATTGCAAGAACCTTGACCTGGCCAAATTTAATTAACGGTTGGTCTGAAGTAGTTAATATTTCAGCCGCGGCATCAAGTAATGATTCAATTTGTCGTAGAACAATTGTAGAACTTGACAAAAACAATTATGATTTTGTATATATTCAGTGGACTCATTTTGACCGCATTGAACTTCAAATACCGTTTTATAAAGAACAAGGTATTAAACACGAATGGTTTTGTATCAACAGTGGAAATGCTGTTGAAAAAACTGATCTCAATGGCAACGCTGACTTGATATTTGATGCGTCTCGTAGTATTTTTTTAAAACAATTCAACGACACATGGTTTAAAAATTTCAACGTTGCACAAATAGTAATGTTACAAACCTATTTAAAACATCGCAATATATCTTATCAATTTGGGTTTGTATTAACCGATGAATGTCAACAAGTCAAAAAGACTTCGCTTGTTGACATGGATCGAGTTGTTGATCTTGCATGGATTGATTTTTGTAACACATACCAGTTTAGTCGAATTTTAGTCCATTATGGGCATGATGCTCACACAGCGTATGCTCATCGTATTAATTTATTAAGGAACTGACATGATTATTGGAATTTGTGGACTGATTGGAAGTGGCAAAGACACTATAGCCGACTACTTGCAAAATATACATCAATTTCGCAGGGAAAGTTTTGCTCATGCTCTTAAAGATGCAGTGGCACAGGTGTTTGGATGGGATCGAGACCTGCTGGAAGGCCGCACCAAAGAATCTAGAGCCTGGCGTGAACAGGTAGATCCATGGTGGGCTCAACGCTTAAAGATGCCACATTTGACTCCTAGACATGTGTTGCAAGTGTGGGGAACAGAAGTTGCTCGCCGTAGTTTTCACGATGACATTTGGATTGCGGCCTTAGAAAACAAACTGAGAAAAACCACGGATGATGTGGTAATTTCAGACTGTCGTTTTCCTAACGAAATCAAAAGTATTCGACGTGCCGGTGGTATTGTTATTCGTGTTGTGCGCGGTCCAGAACCCGAGTGGTACAACATAGCTGAGACTGTAAATCGCGGACCGGTTCGTAACACCGACTGGGCCCTGAGTAAACATCGTTTGGAAAAATATCATGTGCATGCCAGCGAGACTGCTTGGATTGGTACAAAATTTGATGCGGTAATTGACAACAACGCCGACGGACTAGACAATCTGTATAGTCAAATCAAAGATCTGGTTCTAGCTCACCAGGTGTCCAAGGCCGGTCCATCCGTTTGATTTCTTCAATGCAATTTAAACATACAGTTTGTAAATTGCGTAAATTGGTGTTGTGTTGATTGCTATCAACATGATACACCAGTAGCTGACTGGCATAACGTGATCTAAAACCGCAACGATCACATACAAGTTTTTTCTTGTATCCTGCTGTCTTCCACCTAGGCTCTGGTGGTTTAATACTACGTTTTTTAGCAATGCATTGTCCACACCGATTTCGATAGTGTGCAACTTCGTCACGATAGTAATTGATAGCACAAGGTCGTTGGCGGCATGCAGGGCAAACAGGTCTAATCATGATGTATTTACCATGAAAACCTTTGCCAAAGGCCGCTATTCTTTCTTCTTTTTGCCTTTTGATATAAATATTAACAACTAGAAAAAAGGATTTTCACTATGGCACTTTTATCCCCAGGCGTTGAAGTTACAGTTGTTGACCAAAGTCAATATATACCAGCCGCTGTCAA